ATATGTGCTTCATGTTAGTGGGCTTCGATACTACTTTTGAAGAGGACATGTACAGATTTAGAAAATTGGATGGATTAGGTATCAGACCTTATGTTATGAAGTACAATCAAAAGAATGATGATGAACGGCTTAATAAGTTTGCAAGATGGGTAGATAGCATGATTTATAAAGCGGTGCCAGACTTTGAAGATTATGAACCATGGAAGAAAATAAAAAACACTTATGATAGCCAAATATCATTATTTTAGGAGGCAATATGGAAGTAGGACAAACATATAAAATAAAATACATATACTACAACACAAATGCTGATGTAGGAGTTTTAAGACAAAAATTAGCAAAATTAATTTTTAAAGGAAAGCATTTCTATACATTTGAGTACAAGTCTAAAATGGGCGATATGATAAGAGTAACGATAGATAAACATGATTTTAGACGTAACCCAAGCATGATTCAGGAGGTGTAAATGATAACTAAAGAGATACTTAAACAATATTCCGATTTACAGAAAGAAATTAAAGAGCTTGAACGAAGAATTGAAAGGGTTAAAAATAAAAAAACACAGGTAGTAAGTGATTCCGTAAAGGGTTCATCAAAATATTTTCCATTTGAAGAAAGAGTATTTACTATCACTGGGATAGAAAATGACAAAGAGCAACAAATTGAAAAACTTAACACTATTCTTATTAAACGTAAGTCTAAATGTGAAGAGATAAAGTTAGAAATTGAAGAGTTTATTAATGCGATACCTGATAGCAGGACGAGAAGAGTATTTAGTTTGAGGTATATTAATGGACTTAATTGGCTTCAGATAGCAAGAAAAATTGAAAGATATGATGAAAGTTATCCAAGAAAAGTGATTCATGATAAATATTTAGAAGAAATAAATTAAAAAATATTTTATTAATCCGTTTTATCCGTTTTCGTTATGGTAATATGGTATCGTGGTAAAATATAATAAATAAAGGGTCCTTACATTGACCTTAGGCATCCATTAGGGGTGCCTTTTAATTTTACGAAACTAAGCCCTGGGTGCAACCTCCTTTAAAAAAAATGCACCCGGGATAACCGGGAGAAGGTGAAGTTATGACGATAGGAGAAATATTAAAAATTAAGCAGTCTGATGTTTATTCAAAGTTAATAAAATTTAGTAAAATTAATATTAAAACTAAAGTGAAAGAAGAACATAATGACTATAAAAGACTGATGGAAGAAGCTCCAGTGTACAAACGTCATAATGGAGCATGGAGGCAGGTGAGGCAATGAACACTGTTGAACCTATAAGAGATAAAAGCATAATAATGGATTTTTCTGATTATTTGAAAGAGAAGAACACAAGGGATTATGTTCTTTTTAATTTTGGGATTTATTCCGGATTAAGAATTTCAGATATATTACCTCTTAAAGTAAGAGATATAAAAAATAATGATTTTATAATTATTAAGGAAAAGAAAACAGGTAAAACAAAGAGACTCAAAATAAATGATGAGCTGAAAGAGATCATTAAAAAATATGTTGTTGGAAAAAGGGATTATGAATATCTGTTTCCAAGATCCAAAGGTAAAGCGGTTCCTATAACAAGACAAAGAGTATGGCAAATTTTAAATGAGGCAGCTAATGAATTTGAGTATAAAGAACGAATTGGTTGTCATACCTTGCGGAAGACCTTTGGTTATTGGATCTATAAAGAAACTAATGATGCAGCAACATTACAGGATATTTTTAATCAGTCAAGCATCAATGTAACTAAAAGATATATTGGAGTTAATCAGGACACTAAGGACAAATTAATTAATGGATTGTCATTTAGGACCTGATTGTTTTTATATGACATATATTTTACATAATTAAAGTGTGTAAAATATGAGTGTTCACAAAACTTGTTTCTTCTATTAGTATAAATTTTATATTTAACAGAATTATACGTTATGTAAAATATGTTTTGGGTTAAAAAAGGTATTTAAAGCATTGAAATTTAGTGCGAAAGTTAGGTTTTGTATGAAAAAGTGTTAAAAAACGTCACAACAAAGTGAAAATAAATCTTATTTTGATTAAAAAAATTGAGAGTGAACAACTCAACTAAATGTAAAAAACAATTGAAAATATAGCAATGAAAACGGTGTGAATAAGATTTATTTCAAAATCTTATTTTTTAGAAGGAGCTGAAAGCGGTGGCAAGAGCAAAAAGTCCTAATAGAGAAAAAGCTTTTGAAATATATCGAGAGCATGAAGGAAGAATTACATCAAAAGAAATTGCAGAGCTATTAGGAGAGAAAATAAATAATATTAATTCCTGGAGAGTTAAGGATAAATGGAAAGATTATAAAAAAGGTGGAGCACCCAAAGGCAATAAAAATGCTATTGGTAATAATGGAGGAGCTCCAGATAAAAATCAGAATGCTAAAATACATGGCTTTTATTCTAAATATTACCCTACAAAAATTAGAAATATCATAAAAGAAACAGAAGATGCAGGTGGTAGTCTTCTTGATATACAGTGGGCACAAATCATGACACAATGGGCAAATATAATAAATTCTCAAAAGATTATGTATGTAAAAAATAATAAGGATTTAACAAAAGTTTTAAAACGTGAAAAAAAAATCGGTGGGAAAAGTCCCGGTTGGGAAAAAGAATATGAATTACAATTCCCATGGGATAAACAAGCATCATTTCTAAAAGCTCAGTCAATAGCAATGGGAAGATTGTCAAATTTAATAAAGCAATATGATGAGATGCTTAATACTAACTGGGAAACAGCAACCGAAGAGCAAAAACTTCGTGTTGATAAGTTAAGAGTTCAGATTGAGAATGAGAAAAAAGGAATAGGAAGCAATAGCCTTGTAATTTTTAAAGGAGAGGATTTGCTTGAAGATTAATACAGAAACACATGAAATATTTTTACCTGATAAAATTGGTAAGGGTTATGCTTCGTTCTGGAATGCTAAAAAAAGATATAGAGTTTTAAAGGGTGGAAGAGCATCTAAGAAAAGTACAACTACTGCAATGTGGTTTATTTATAATATGATGAAATATCCGCTTGCTAACACAGTAGTTGTAAGAAACACATTTACAACACATAAAGATTCTACATATGCTCAGCTTAAATGGGCTGCAAGAAGATTAGGTGTATATGATAAGTGGAAATTTACAGTATCACCGCTTGAGGCAACATTTGTGTCAACTGGCCAGAAGATATTGTTCAGAGGCTTTGATGATCCTTTAAAGTTAACATCAATAACAGTTGATGTAGGATATTTATGTTGGGCATGGATAGAAGAAGCTTATGAGATTGAAAAGGAAGAGGATTTCAATACATTTGATGAATCTATTCGTGGCGAAATGCCGGGAGATTATTTTAAACAGATAACAATAACATACAATCCATGGGTAAATACACATTGGACTAAAACAAGATTTTGGGATAAAGAAGATCCTAATGCATTTAGACTTACAACAACATACAGATGTAATGAATGGCTTGATGATGCTGACAGGGCATTAATTGAAGATGCAAGAATAAACAATCCAGACAGATACAAAGTAATTGGACTTGGTGAATATGGTATTCCTGGAGGAGTATACTTTGATGAATTTAGAACTGATATACATGTTATTAATTCTTTCCCTATTCCTGCTAATTGGAGACGATATAGGACCATCGACTATGGCTTAGATAAGTTAGCTTGTTATTGGGTTGCTGTAGATAATAACAATAAAGCTTATGTTTATAAAGAGCTATATCAATCTGATTTAATTATTTCAAAAGCAGCAAAAGCAATTCTTGATATGACTAAAGATGATGAAGACATATATCAGACTTTTGCACCGCCTGACTTATGGAATAGAAGACAAGAAACCGGCAAGAGTGCTGCAGAATTATTTATGGAAAACGAACTGTTTCTAACCAAAGCAGATAATGACAGGGTTCAAGGGTGGTTAAATTTAAAGGAATGGTTAGATCCTTATGAAGATGAACAGGAAATTTTAACAGCAAGTTTAGTTATAACAAATAATTGCACTAATTTAATAAGAACATTGCCTCAAATACAGAAAGATGCAAAGGATCCTAATGATTGTGCATTACAACCTCATGAGCTGACTCATGCACCTGATGCAATTAGATATTTTATAGCAGGAAGACCAGCACCGGCAATTATGAAAAAGAAAGCAAAGAAATACAACTTTGATTTTGAAAAACCAAAACCAAATCCACTTGGGAAGGGGGAAAAGACACGTGTCATATAATTTAATAATAATAATAATCTTGATTTTACTAATACCAATAATGTGTTTGTTGGTATTTTTTAGTTATAGGCAAGGTTTAAAAGATGGAAGAGCTGTAAAAGAAGAAATGGTATTAGATCCTATTATTCAGATGCCAAAGAAAAAACAAGAAATACCTTATGAGATAAAGAAGTTTAATACTATTATGGATAACATAAACAACTATAATGGTGGTCCCGTAGGACAGAAAGAGGTGAAGTAATTGCTGGGATTTAAAGAAAAAAAAGAAATGATAGAAACAACTGAAATATGGGACCTATACCAAAAAGGTATTGATTATATTAATAAAATTAATTTAGTTAGTGAAACTGATGAAGCTCACAGAATGTATGAAGGTGATCAGTGGTACGGACTACAAAGTGGTAATGAAAAGATGCCACAGTATAATTTCATAAAAGGTATCATAAAATATAAAGTTGCAATAATAGCACAAAATACAATGTCAGCTGTATATAGCAATATGGGACAGCAAAGCGAAGAAATTACAAAAGCTTGCGAACTATTGAATGAACATTTCCGTAAAATGTGGGAACTTGCAAAAATGGATACACAGGGGTGGAAGATAGTAAAAGATTCTTGCATTCAAGGTGATGGTTATTTATTTTTCCCAACTGGTAATGTAATGGAATCACAGATCATTGACAATGTTAATGTACTTTTAGGTGATGAAAAGAATTCAAATATTCAAGAACAGCCATATTTCATTATTGTTGAAAGAAGATTTGAGAAAGATGTTAAAAAAGATGCTAAGAAAAATGGAATTAAAAAAGAAGATATAGATTTAATTGTTGCTGATGAAGACTATCAGAATCAATTAGGTGAAAAAAATGATGTTGTCAGCAAGAATGGGAAATGTACATCATTGCTTCATATGTATAAAGATGACGACGGCATTGTTCACTTTTCAAGAAGTGTAAGAAATGTAGTATATCAACCAGATATAATACTTAGAGCAACCGATAGTAATGGTAATCTTACTGGGAGAGGTTTAAAGAGATATCCATTATTACCTTTCATTTGGGAAGATAAAAAAGGCTCAGCAAGAGGTGTAGGTGAAGTTAAACAACTGATACCAAATCAGTTAGAGGTAAATAAAACTTTAGCACGGAGAAGTATTGCAATACAGCAAAACGCTTATGGGAAGCTTGCTTATAATGTTAATGCAATTCAAAATCCTGAGGACCTTGATGTAATAGGTGCAAAGATAGAAATTAAAGATGGTTCAGCACAAAATGTAAACAATATGATTGCATATTTAAATCCAACTACAATGTCACCAGATGCAAAAAACTTTTCTGATGAATTAGTTGTAACAACAAAAGATTTAGCAGGTGCAGGAGACAGTGCACAAGGTTCAGTGGATCCTACTAAAGCTTCAGGAGCAGCAATAATAGCAGTAAGAGACCAGGCAGCTTTACCATTAAACGAGCAAATTGCGAAGTATAAGCAGTTTGTAGAGGATTTAGCATTGCTATGGTTTGATATTTGGGTAGCTTATAATCCAAACGGATTAGAGATTGAAATAGAAGATGAAGAACAGGGTACAATTCAACAAGTTATTTCGGCTGAAATACTTGAAGGCATGAAAATTAATGTCAGAATTGATGTATCACAGAACAATCCTTATTCAAGATTTGCACAAGAGCAAGCACTTGAAAATCTATTCAACATGCAAGCAATTACTTTTGAGGAATATGTTGAGGCATTGGATGATGATGCAGCAGTGCCGAAAGGCAAGCTTAAAGATATTATTGACAAAAGAGCAATTCAGCAACAAAAGGAGATGCAATATCAACAAACAATACAGCAATTAGAGCAACAAGTACAACAATCATTGCAAGTAATAGATCAAATAATGGGAGGTGGTCAAATTGAAATGCAAGGAATGCCAAACGGAAATGCTTATTGATAGCGTAACAGAAGATGAAGAGAAGAACACAGAGACATTTAATTATAAGTGTCCAAATTCACAATGCAGTAAATATGGATATAAAAAAGAAGGTGAGTAAATGATTGAACAAATAGAAAATAACTTTAGCTATCATAAACCAACAGGAGATCAGCAAGAAAGATATACAGCATTGAGAAGTAAAGCAAAAGAATTAGCCTATCTTATTGAAGAATTAACACCACACAGTAGAGAGAAGTCTTTAGCAATGACAAAACTTGAAGAAAGTGTAATGTGGGCTAACGCTTCAATTGCAAGAAATGAATAACTGATAATTAAGGACTTTAATAGGGTTCTTTTTTTATACAAAATTTCGCATAGAAAAGCGTAAAAATCATGGAGGAAGATATGTTTTTAGAAAAATTAAAACTGCAGTTATTTGCAGAAAGCGGAGTACAGGAGAAAATCAGTCAACAAGCGGAGAAGGGGCTGTTGTCGCTGGACAGTCAACTGATAATAATACTGAACCTCAACCACAACAGACAGAGCCAATAAAACAACCTCAAAGAGATTTTGAAAAAGATGCTGCATTTGCAAGAATAAGAAGAGAGGCAGATCAAGCTAAAAAGCAAAATGAAATGCTTGCAAGAACATTACAGCAATTTGGATTTAAAGGCAATAGTCCAGAAGATGTAATTGACCAAGCTAATGCACATTACTTACAAAAGCCGGTTGAAGAGGTTAGACAGCAAAGGATTGAAGCTGAAAAAAAGCAACAAGAAGAATTTCAAAGGGAAGCAGAACTTGAATTTTACAGAAAAAGAGAAATAGAAAGAATAATGCAAGATGATTTACAAAGAATTCAAAAATTGGATCCTACAGTTAAATCATTAAATGAGTTAGGAGATGACTATTTTAAGCTTATAGAAGCAGGGATAGATGCTGAAATTGCATTTGGTGTATTACAGCAGAAAAAGCAAAAGGAAACTAAAATTCCACCTGCAGAGGTTGGAAAGGTTAATTCTAACTCTAAAGATACAAAAGATTATTACACTCCTGAGGAAGTTGACAAGCTAACTGAAAAGGAGCTTGAAAATCCTAAAATTTGGGAGGTAGTAAGAAAATCAATGACTAAATGGAAATAAGAAAGGATGGTAGCATATGAGCTATAATAATTTTAAAGCAACTGTGTGGAGCAAATACATACAGTTAGAACTTGAAAGAAAATGTATAATAGCAGACTGGACAAATAAGAAATTTGAAGGTCAAGCTAAACATAATGAAATGGTTAAGATCCTTGGTGTTGGTACTCCAACAATCGGAAACTATACAGGTGCATCTATCGGAACTCCTGAAACAATTGATGACAGTTCAGTATTCATGAAAATTGACCAAGCTAAATTCTTCAACTTCATGGTTGATGATATTGATAAGGCACAAGCTCAACCTGGTTTAATGGAAGCAATATTGACTAACACTACAAGAGCAATGGCAATGGAAAGAGATAAACATGTTGCTGCTCAAGCTGTTAATGCTGGTAACTTATCAGCTACTACAAAAGTAGATTCAGCAGCAGCTGCTAAAACAGCTATTGATACAGGATTGTTGAAGTTGAGAGAAAATGATGTGTATTTAGACATGGAAGTTGTAATTGAGATTCCGTATTTCGTTTATTTACTATTTAGGGACAAGCTGGTTGAATTGAAAACACAAAATGACCAACTTATAACAAAAGGAATAGTTGGAATGTATGATGGTTGCTATGTTAGACCAACAAATAATCTTTACAATGACGGAACTGATGATTATGCAATGATCCGTACAAAAGATGCGATAGCATTTGCAGGTGGAATAGACAAAACCGAAGCGTATAGACCTGAAACATTGTTCTCTGATGCAATGAAAGGTTTAAATACTTACGGTTCTAAAGTTGTAAGACCTAAAGAAATTTACGCAATTAAGGTTCATAAATAATCAAATATAATTGATAGAAGGGAGAATATATATGGCAGTTAAAGAAATAACCCCAGAAGTTTTAGAAAGAAATAAATTTGATGCTGATGTATTGTCTATGATAGCGGCGACAACAGCAGCAGATGGATTTTTGATTGATGCTTCAAAAGTAGCGGACCATAGATTGCTTTTAGTGTTTGAAAACACTGATGTAGCAGTTGCTTATGATATTACAATTAAAAAAGGCAATGGATTGCAGGGTGTGGCAGACTTAACAAAAGAAATTGCAGCAACAAAGACAGCAGCTATTGTTGTTGAAAGTGGTGCATTTAAAAATGTAACTGGCACTAACAAAGGCAAAATTGTTGCAATACCTGAAAATGCTGCAGTAAAAATGGCAGCAATAGTATTACCATAACATAAAAGGCGGAGAAATCCGCCTTTTTTATCAACATTAAGAGTATTTTGTGGTGCAACTCCACAAATGTTGAGAAAGGAGAAAAATATGAACATAAAAGATGTTATAGGTAAGATAATGGTTAACCTGGATGAAGTTACATCATCAAATTTAGTTGCGAACACAGCAGATTACATTCATAAGATTTATCCATTGATTGATACCATTCAAACAGAAATTGCAACACAAGTTAAACCTATAGAGAAGTATATAAGCTTTGAAAGTGAAAACAAAAGAATAGACTTGCCGGCAGATTGTTATGAATTTTTAAAGGTATATGATTCTGATTTAAGTCCTGTAAACTTTTTTAAATACAATGGTAAGATCTATTTGATTGAAGCAAAGGAAGATGCAACGTTTACTTTGTACTATAACAAATATCCTGACATGATAGACAGTAATAGTTCAGACAACACTGAACTTGAAATTGATAAAGAATGTCAAGAAGCTTTAATTTACGGGGTATGTGCCGGATTGACAATAAATGATGAGCCGGAGCTTTATGACACATATTTAGATAAGTACAACACAATGATTGCAAATATTGTTGCAAGAAAGCAAAATAATACAAAAGCAAGGTTAGTAGGTGGTCTTAGGATATGATTACCAGTAATAGAAAAAGAAGAAGTGTTCCAAGGGAAACTACAATATACAATAAGTTTAAAGGTGTAGACTTTAGTGTTGACTCCTCCTTAGTGGATAAGGATCGTTCTCCATTTGCTCCCAATCTCATTGCTGACATAGGCGGTATGCCTGAAAAAAGGTTAGGTTGGAGAACATTGCATCAGTTAGAACAACCTATAAATGGGTTGTTTTTTGGTGAAATAAATGGAGTTGATGTATTTATAGCTCATGGTGGAACAAAGCTTTACAGATGGAATATGCTTACATTTACTGAAATTAAATCCGGCATTTACAATGCAAAGTCAACAGCTTTCTTTATGCAAGAAAACAATTTGGGAAAGATGTATATTCTAACAGGTAATGATTTTCTGTGTTATGACGGGAATACAGTTACCGAAGTTGAAGATAATGCATATGTCCCAACGATATTAATATCAAGAAACCCTACAGGTGGAGGTACGGTTTACGAGCCGGTTAACCTAATAGGTAAGAAAAGAAAAGAAAGCTTCTTAGGTAACGCAACTGACAAAGTATATCAACTATCAGCTAATAATATTGATTCAGTTGATAAAATTGAAAAGAGTAATGCTTCTGGTGGACTTGATACATTAGTGGTTACTACAGATTATACGGTAGATCTTGCAACAGGTAAGGTTACATTTACAAATGTTCATGATGTGATTGTAGCAGGTCAGGACAATGTATTTATAACTTATTCTAAGACTGTTACAGGATATGCAGACAGAATAAAGAAATGCACTATATCAACACTTTATGGTTTAGGTGGCAGTAATCGTGTATTTGTTAGCGGAAATCCTAATTATAAAGCATATGATTGGTTTAGCGAAATTTTTAAAGCTACATACTTCCCGGACTTAAATTATTCAGTTATAGGCTCTGATGAAACAGCTGTAATGGGTTATCAAAAGTTGGGAAGATTCTTAATCATAATAAAAGAGGACAATCAGCAAGATAGCACTATTTTTCAGCGTTGGGGTACTCTGCAGAGTGATGGCAGCATCTTATTTCAGATAGAACAGGGAATTGCCGGTACAGGAGCAATAAGCAAGTATTGTTTTGCTAATTTAGTAGATGAACCGTTGTTTCTTTCAAGGCAAGGAATTATGGCCACAACAAGTACTAATCTTTTGTCAGAGAAAACGATTAAAAACAGGTCATATTACATTGATTCACAACTGATTAAAGAAGGGTATTTAAATAATGCAGTAGCTTGCGAATGGAATGGTTACTATGTTTTAGCTGTAAATAATAAAGCTTATATTATGGATAGCAGAAATAAAACATATAAAAATCAAAGTGGAAGCGATTTTGTATATGAGTGTTACCACTGGGAGAACATACCGGCCGTATGCTTCTTAAGTCTTGCAGGTGAACTATATTTCGGTACTTCAGACGGAAGAGTATGTAAATTTAATACTGATATTGAAGATAGAATTAAGTTCAATGATGATAATGAGCCGGTTACTTGTTATTGGTCCACAAAAAATGATGATGATGGAGAATCCTACCTTTATAAAACTATGCAGAAAAAAGGTTGTATAGTTACAATAAAACCATTTAGTAGGTCAAGTGCAAAAATAAGTGCAATTGTAGATGGAAATCCTGAGCAACATTTAAGATTCCATACGATGGACGTTTTTGATTGGGATGATATTGATTTTGAAAGATTTACTTTTAATTTAAATTGGAGTCCGCAGGACGTTTATATCAAGAAAAAAATTAAGAAATATAAAAGACTACAATTGATTATTAAAAATGATGGATTAAGTGAAGGCTTTGGTATATTCCAAATAGTAAAAACATACACAGTCGGCAGCTATGCTAAAAAGTAAGGAGGCAATATGGCTTTAGGAACGATATTAGGTGTTATAGGAACTGCAGCAAAAGGAGCATATAATGCTTATAAAGTTGCAGAGGAAAAAAAGAAGAAAACTACAACTCAACCAACACAGACAAATAATAATCCTACAATTGCAGATCATCAAGCATACATAAATCAAACTCATCCAGGAGGGATGGATGCTTACACAAAGTTACAACAAGAAAGACTTTATGGAGCTTATGCAACAGGGGATCAGGATCTAATTAATAGATTAAATCAACAGCAACCAGTTTTACAAAATCCTTATGAAGATTACTTGAATCAAATCGAAGACAGATACAGTGCTATTAACAAACAAATAGAAAATGCTAATCAAGCGGCTATTAAACAAGGTACAAATAGATTGCAAAGTCAAATACCTATGCTTAATCAGGGCTATGATGATGCAGCAAGACAAGCATATATAATGAGTATGCAGGCAAGAAAAGCAATGCCTCAACAACTTGCAGTACAAGGAGCTACAGGCGGAGCAACAGAAACAGCTATGTTAGGGCTTGATACGGCATATCAAAACAATTTAAATCAAATTAACACACAAAGGCAGAATTCTTTAACTGATATAAATAATTCTATTGTTGATTTACAAAACAGTGGAGATTTAGCTACAGCTGAACAAATACTGGGTAATAATCAAAATGCACTGAATGCTTATCAAAACATGTTGAACAATTCAGCATCTTATCAACAATGGTTAGCAAATTACAATGTAAACAGATCTGATACGCAATGGAATAGAGACTACCAGGTAGGAAGAGACAACATAAATGATTTAAGGTATGACAATGAAAATTCTAATGCTTTGAAGCAGCAAGAATATAATAATATTTTGAATCGCTTAGGTATGGGATTAATAAGTCCAGATGATGCAGTTGCTTTAGGTGTCTCTGCTCAAGATGTCCAGGCATTTGTGGATAGAATCATAGCAGCTCAAAATGCTGAATTAGCTAATACTAATTCATTGATAAATAAAAGAAGCGGTACAGGAAATAATGCAGATGTAAACAATGAAAATCCTGTATTGTCTACTGCCGACAAGTATTTAGGTCAAGGCAACAGACAGAAAGCTATTGAAGCATTAGCTTCTATTTACACTAACGAGCAAATCAAACAGTACTTAGAAAGCAAAGGGTATAGGACTGATGATATTGACTGGGGTATAGAACCTACAAATACACCTTTACCTAACAGATCACCAAACATATTACCCACATCAGTCTTAAGTATTGAAAAAATAGCAGCGTTTTTAAAAAGTCAAGGTCTAAGTAATGAAGAAATAGCTGAAAGATTAAATAGAAACCAATAGGCG